AAATGGTTTAGCTGCCACTATCCCTAATTCTGCTGACTTAATCGACACCCAGATAATGCCGACTTGGCAGCGAAAAAGTACAGACGGCACAGTGCTGACAAGAGAGCAGCTAGGCTTTCCCCCTTGGCCACCAGTAGACCCAGTTGATTCCCAGATGGATGCTGGTGCGATGAGCTCTGGCCCTCCTGATGGAGGGAACAAGCCCCCTTCCAAAGGACCAGTTTTCACGCCCAAGGCATTTGACGCTGTGGGCTTTTCTGATGAGGTAATCGCTGAAATGGCGGAGACCAATAAAAGAATAAAATCAAATATGGCTACGGATGCTGGCCGAGCAGCCGAGCAAAAAAGAATAGATGAAAAAAGAGACAGGCTTATTGAGCAATACATCACGGCATTTACAAATACGTTAGCTAGTAAAGGCGATAAAGTAGTAGATTTAAAAGCCCTTAAATACGCCATGAAGAAAGATAAAGCTCTAGGCGGTATTGAGGCGGCAGCAAGGCAAGCAGCCGACACTAACGTAATTTTAGAACGTATGAGCGGGGATATTACCGAGCAGATGATGAGAGATGATCAATTTGCATCCATGCTTGAGAGCCCTCTTTTTGTAGGCCCAAAAAGCCAAGCTGATTACGGAAGCGAATATACTAGAGCAGATTTGAATATCGCGGACTCCCCAAGCCACCGCGAATATATACGGCGCAATGTTGAAAAAGATTACTCCCTTACAGCCGACCAAGAAAGTTTGATCACCCGTGTATTTGATGAAGGCTATGACGAGGATCTACTTGAATGGGCCACAACAGAACACGCCATTCGTAGCACATTAAAGAAAATGCAAATCCCTACTACTGGAGACAATTGATGGTCAGGATGGCGCTGGGCGGTCTTGCAACCGCCCGTAGAGGCATAACAACACAAGAGGGCGAGGATATGGCCAACAATAAAGTACAACTAGACCGCAAGAAAGCTGACAAGAACAAAGACGGTAGGCTGAGCAAGTATGAAGAGTTGTCTGGCGAAGCCAAGCAACGGGCTATGGTTGATGACCCAGACCAAGATGAAAAAGTGAGTATGTCCCACGGCGGCATGGCCATGATGGATGAATATGGCGAGGGCCTAATGTCCAATTATGATCCTGTATCAGGCAATCCTATCCCGCTTGGATCCAGCGCAGAAAACGTCCGAGATGATATCGATGCTAAGATCAGCACCGACGAGTATGTGCTCCCCGCGCATGTCGTAAAATGGCACGGCCTTAAGCACATCATGGAAATGCAATCCGAGGCAGAAATGGGCCTGATGTCTATGGATATGTCCGGGCTAATTCAAGAGGTTGAAAGTGACACGCAAGAGGAACCCGATAGCGAAGGCGTTGCGGACGCCGAAGTTTCGGATGCGGGTGGTAGCGAGCAAGAAAAAGAAGAAACGCTCGAAACACCAGAAGGAAACCAAATTGAGGTGGCAGGAGTAGAAACTACCTTAATAGAACCCGAAGTAGATGAAACCGAAGACTACAAAGAAAACAAATACGGTAAGTCTACTGGATCGTTCGGCATTAAGAAGAACCCATCAGTGGCCTTCATAATGTAATTAAACGGGCCACCCGCACAAAGCGGCCCCCAAAGGAAAATCATGGCTAAATACAGAAGAAATGACCTCCAAGAGGACAATGAATTAACTTACGCTGAAGAAATGCAAAAACAGCAAACTGTAGCGGAAACAGGCCCGGAGCCTGTGGACGCCGAGGATGCAGCGTTTAAAAAGCGCTATGGAGATTTGCGCCGTCATTCTCATCAGCTTATGCAGCAAAAAGACCAACAACTAGCTCAGATGAAAGAGCAGCTCGAGACAGCAGCCCGGGGACAGATTAAGTTCCCAAAGACTGATGAAGAGATCGATAACTGGTCTAAACGATATCCAGATGTAGCTAAGATCGTGGACTCGATTGCTCAGAAAAGAGCCAATGAGGCCTTAGAACAAGGCGTTAAACGCATGGAGGGTCTGCGTAAACTAGAGACCAAACTCGTCGTTAAAGAGGCTGAGCAGGTATTGATGCAAGATCACCCAGACTTTGCTCAGATCCGCCAAGATCCTGCCTTCCATGATTGGGTGGCGATGCAGCCTCAGAATATTATTGATAGCCTTTACAAAAACAACACTGATGCCCGAGCGGCATCCAGAGCGATTGATTTGTACAAGGCTGATACTGGCAGACGCAAGTCGAGTAACTCTGCAGCTCGGGCCGTAGGCAAGAGCGTTAATACAGCTCCCGCCAATGGTAAAACGCAGTGGAGTGAAAGTCAGGTCGATAAGATGTCTTCTACAGACTTTAACAAATTTGAAGACGATATCATGAAAGCAATGCAAACCGGGAATTTTGTCTATGACATGTCCGGGGGCGCTCGATAGGTATTGCTATTAATACCAACTTATGGTATAGTAATTCTATCTTATGAGGTAATTATATTACCTTAGTTATAAAACTAGAGCCGCTATTAGCCTACCTCTGAGTTTTATCCCTTCCAGAAGAAATCGGCACAAGTCCACCAGTACAACTCTGGCCCGTGTTCTCACGCAACCCAGCTGTAAGTACTGCCACTCGATTGTCCTCTTCGGAAATTGTTTGGGCGCGAAGCGCCCTGCCATTCCAAGGAGAATCCAAATGGCATTTAGTTCAGCAACAGGGCACGGTAACCTGCCCAACGGCGCGTTCAGTAGCGTAATCTACTCGAAAAAAGTCCAGTCTGCCTTCAGAAAAAGTACCGTTGTTGGTGACATCACCAACAGTGATTATTTTGGCGAGATAAATAGTCAAGGTGACACAGTTCGCATAATAAAAGAGCCTGAAATTTCGGTCTCTGAGTATAAGCGTGGAACTACAGTAAACGCACAAGACCTTGATGATACAGACTTTTCTTTGGTAATCGACAAAGCAAACTACTATGCTTTTAAGATGGACGATTTAGAAGAAAATATGTCACATGTGAATTTTATTTCACTTGCGACAGATCGTGCTGCTTATCGTTTGGCAGATAATTACGACCAAGAAGTTCTTGGTTATTTATCTGGTTACAAACAAGCAGCGGCACACCAAGCTGCTAGTGCTCTAAACACCACAGTAAACGGCGATAAAGCTGTCGCAACAGCTGGCTCGAATGAGCTACTTGCAAGTATGCAGCTGAAAAAAGGTGACTTCGGCAATATCACAACAAGCTCCGCTGGCGATCATTCGATCCCTCTCGCAGCACGTTTGCCGGGTGCTACTGCGCTTTCAACTGCCGTAGCTTCACCAGCGATGATCGTCGCTCGCATGAAGCGGCTTCTAGATCAACAGCAAGTCGATACCCAAGGGCGTTTTTTGGTTGTGGACCCGGTGTTTTTAGAAATCATGGCCGATGAAGATTCTCGATTCATGAATGGGGATTTCGGTGAGAGCGGCGGTCTACGCAATGGTCTGACGATTAAGAATTTCCACGGTTTCCGTGTTTATTCCTCATCAAATCTGCCAGCGGTAGGCACTGGTTCTGGTACAACTGGAAATAGCAACCAGAATACTAACTTTGGTGTTATAGTTGCGGGACACGATAGTGCCGTAGCAACAGCGGAGCAGATCAACAAAACGGAAACTTACCGTGATCCAGACTCCTTCGCGGACCTCGTTCGGGGCCTCCACCTCTATGGTAGGAAGATTCTTCGTCCAGAAGCAATCGTAACCGCCAAATACAACGCAGCATAAGGGAGATTTGAAATGGCGAACTTAGCAACTGCAGATCACGCTGCACAAGGCAACTCGGCACGGGGCCGTTCCCCGTACATGGTGCAGAACACTATCGACATTGCAGCTGCAATTGTTCTCAAAGGTAGCGACTTCGCTGCTAACGACACAATGGAAGTTCTGAATGTTCCAGCAGGAACAGTCATCCTTTCAGCGGGTATTGAGATCATTACGCAGCTTGATGGTACTTGTACACTAGACATGGGTTTCACAGGCGCTTCCCCAGCGGCTGTCGATGTCTTTGTTGATGGTCTGGATTGTGTCGGAGGTGCCGTAGGCGCTTACGGTACTACCCCGGCTACTGAGGCTGCTCAAGTGCAGGTAATATCTTCAGCCGACACTATCGATGTTAAATTTGCGACAGAGACAGATGTCACCAGCGGCAAGCTCCGTTTTTGGGCGATCCTAATGGATGTCTCGGACATGGGTGCTCATGACATGGTCGCTGCCACAGCAGATCGTGATTACCTCGCATAAAAACTTTGGGGCCAGATTAAGCTGGCCCCATTACCCTTTATGAAAGTCTCAAATGCCCAGCACATATATTTCACTCTGCAATCAGGTTTTAAGACGCCTTAACGAAGTAGAAATCGTTGAGGCTGAATTTGGTTCGTGTCGTGGCGTTCAGGCTTTGGTCAAGGATGCTATAATCACAGCACAAGCGAAGATAAACCAAGCAGAATTTGAATGGCCCTTCAACGCAGCTGAGGAAACCGACACTCTCAGCGTTGGNGTNGAAGAGTACGTCTGGCCCACATTTTATAAATCTACAGACTGGAACAGTTTCCAAATCCAAAAGTCCGATAGTTTAGGTGTAAATTTTACAACCTTAAAATATATGGATCGTGATGAGTACTATAAAAACCATCGTGATTTAGATCAAAATGCTGGCAGTGATGGCAGGGGCGTACCAACTCATGTCTTTCCCTCTCACGGCAATGGTTATGGCGTCACACCTTCCCCCAACAAAGAATACATTATTAAATTCCGCTATTACCTGAATTATGCAGCACTTAGTGCAGCCACAGATGAAACCCGCATCCCAGATAGTTTTGATAGCGTCTTGGTCGATGGCGCACTTTATCAGATGTACATGTTTAAAGATAACGTCGAGATGGTCCAAGCGGTCTTTGTTGCGTTTGAAAAAGGGCTGAAAGATTTACAAACTCTTTACATTAATGACTACGGATATGTCCGAGACACCCGGGTGAAATTCTGATGCCTGATGATATTCAGTCATATAAACTGATTTGTTCTGGTGGATTAAACTCCAATGAAAATCACTTAGATTTATCCGACAATAAGCCCGGTGCTGCTACTCGTTTGATTAACTATGAGCCGTCATTATTTGGCGGCTATCGTCGTATTGAGGGCTATGATAAATACGACAGTACCTACGGCGAAGTAACAGTCGCTGGCTCAACGACTGCCGCTGGCCCAGTTTTGGGCGTAGCTATATTTAAAAATGATGTCACCGCCTCTAATACGGTCATAGCAATTCGTAAGAACTCAGGTGATACAAACTACAGTTTCTATTATTACACGGCAAATATTGGCTGGAGAAAATTTACATTAGACCACTCTGTCACTCGACCAATGACTTTAAATGGTCTGACAGTCACTAAGATCAGACATTCGCAGTTTAACTTTGGGTCAGGCAATCACATCTGCTTCGTGGATGGCGTTAACCCAGCAATCATCTTTAACGGAACAAAGTGGAAAGAAGTAAAATCATCACATTCAGGCGGGTATGATGCCAGCAACAATACAGCGGGTGGAAACCAAGCTCTTAACGCCCCTGCTGTTGTAGATGTCTTTGAAAACCATTTGTTCTTTTCAGGCCATGAAGCCACTAGAGGCGTAATTGCCCACAGTAAACCCAAAGATGCTTACACTTGGACAAGTGCTGCAGGGGCAGGGCAAATAGCTGCTGGCTTTGATGTCGTTCAGATTAAGCCGTTCAGAGATAACCTTTTCACTTTCGGCACAAATAACATTAAGAAAATTACAGTTTCTGGTACTGATTTCGTTTTAGATAATGTGACATCAAACGTAGGCTGCGTAGCCCGTGACAGCGTCCAAGAGATTGCCGGTGATCTTATATTTTTAGCACCGGATGGGCTTCGGCCCGTTGCAGGGACATCAAGGATTGGAGACATTGAACTTGAGACTGTTAGTAAGCCTATTCAATCAACTTTGCTTGATATTATCCAAAACGAAGACCTCACAACCTTTGAGGGGGTTGCTGTTAGATCAAAATCTCAGGTCAGGTATTTTTTCACAAGTTTAGACGGGGATGGTGCAGTTGTTCCGCAAGTTGAAAGCCGAGGTGTTATCGGAGGTTTAACAGATACCTCTGGCGAATTAGCTTGGGAGTTTGGTGAAATTGAAGGCATTAGAACCTCCTGCACAACCAGCGATTATGTTGGCACCACAGAGATTATTTTGCACGGCGATCACGATGGCATCGTTTACCGGCAGGAATTTGGAAACAGCTTTAACGGCGCAGATATAATTGCCGTTTATGCAACTCCATATCTTGATTTTGGTGAAACTGAACAACGCAAGATTATGCGAAAAGCCAATGCATTCATTCGTGCGGAAGGGCCGTTTGATATGTTTCTGGCTCTTGAGTTTGATTGGGGCGATCAGACCATAGCTGTTCCAAATACATATTCTCAAACGACAGATGGTGCGCCCACGACTTATAGAGGTCGAGGCGTCACTTACAATGGAACAAACGTCGTCTACGGTGGGCCAGGTAAGCCTGTGATGCCGTATTCAATTCAAGGCTCTGGTTTCGCAACACGGGCAACCTTCGTGACAATCGGACAGACAGACCCACACAGCATTCAAGGCTTGGTTTTTGAATTTACAGCCGCAGGGAGAAGATAGGAAATGGCAGGATACACAAGGCAATCTGCGGCGAGTATTGTTAACGGCAGTGCTATTACAGCACCGCCAATCAACGCAGAATTTACGCAACTGGTTAGCGGCTTTGCGGCCTCAACGGGCCACAAGCATGATGGAACGACTGCAGAAGGCGGATATGTTCCACTAATTGCTGACAGCGATGCTAAAAACAAAATAGTGGCGGATCAGACTAACAATCGTTTTGGAGTGTTTGTAGAGGTCAGCACCAACCCCGTTGAGCAAGTCCGTTTCTCTGATGGATTGGTTGTTCCTGTTACGGATAACGACATCGATCTGGGTGGCTCAACGCTAGAATTTAAAGACCTCTACATCGATGGCACTGCGCATATTGATACGCTTGATGTGGATGAAAACGCTGCAGTCATAGGGACATTTACCGTAACCGGTGTGACCGCTTTGAATGGCGGTCTGACAATGGATAGCAACAAATTTACCGTTGCAGATACTAGCGGAAACGTAGCTACTGCAGGAACAATGACAGTCACTGGAGCCACCGCTTTAAACGGTGGCCTAACGATGGACACCAACAAGTTTACCGTTGCAGATACGTCTGGGAACGTAGCCACA